GGGGAACACACAGCCCAATGATGGGTGGAATTACCGTGGCTCTGGGCCTATGCACCTGACCGGTCGAGCCAACTTTGCTCTGTGTGGGCAGGATCTTCGGTTACCTATCCTGGCTCAACCTGACCTGGTGCGTACCGATAAGGAAGTGGCCCTTCGTACTGCTATCTGGTTCTGGGAGAGCCGGGTCAGTGGTATTACGGTGAGGACTTCTACCAAGCAAATCAATGGTGGTTTTAACGGATTGGAAGATCGAACCGCACGTTATTCCAGAACGCTTCGTGGACTGCAGGGGGGTTATTAAAATGACCCTGATGACGACGGAACAGTTTAAAGACGCCCTACCTCCTGCCATTCGCAAGAACGTAAATCAGGAGGTGGTAGATCGGATTAACGCGGTACTGAGTGAGCCAGAGTTGTACGAGCAGTACCGTGAGAATCTGGTGAGTTATAGCCACGTCATGAAGGATGGGAAGTTCAAGCTGACTTCCTATGTGGATGCGGTGAAGTACGTCAGCCACAAACTCATGGGGCGGACAAACATCGATGCGTATAGTCGTACCTTCCCGGACAAGATGCTCCGCTTTACCCAGCAAGGGGTAAGCCAGAAGGATATCTCTGCGTACGTCTCGGCCTATAACAAATCGAAGCTGGTCAACCTGATCCTGGAGCAGTCGCTGATTCCGTCCTGGGTGTTGAACCAGGATCTCTACCAGAAAGCCCTGAACGTGCAGGCGGAGCTGATGATGACGGCCTCCAGTGAGAAGGTACGCAGCGATGCGGCGAACTCCCTGCTGACGCACCTCAAGAAGCCGGAGACACAGAAGGTTGAGTTGGATATCGGCGTGAAGGAAGACAGCTCTATTGCCGCGCTTCGCCAGGCCACTATGGCGCTGGCTCAGCAGTCCCGTATGGCCATCCAAGCAGGTGTGATGGATGCCCAGCAGATTGCCCATGAGCGAGTGGTGATTGACGGGGAGGTGGTCGATGCCTCTTAACCCTATTGCCGCCGCCATTGCCCAGGAGGCAGGGAGTCTGCAGGTAGTGCCGCCCTGGATGGAGCCTGAACAGGAAGCCGGGCCGAAGAAGGTCGAGGACTACCTGAAGGAGCTGTCCTACAAGGTCCCCAAGGACTATGTGCCGTCGAACTTTGCCCTGGAGTTTGTCACCTTCATCAAGCTGGTGAATGGCGCCGAAGGGGAAGAGAACAAGACGCCCCTGGTTCACTACTACATGCTGGACACGATCACGTACGGCGGTACCCGGATCATCAACCTGTGTCACCGGGGTATCGCCAAAACCACGGTGATGGGGGAATACCTGTTCCTGTACATCGCTACCTACGGCGAGATCCCTGGTTTCGGGAAGGTGGACCTGGCGCTTTACGTGTCGGACTCGATCGAGAACGGCGTGAAGAACATGCGCAAGAACCTGGAGTTCCGCTGGGAAAACTCCGACTTCCTGAAAGAGTACGTCCCGGTGGCCAAGTTCACGGATATCCGCTGGGAGTTCCGTAACGCTGACGGTAAGGTATTCGTCATCAAGGGGTATGGCGCCAAGACGGGCGTACGTGGTGCCAAGGAAATGGGTAAACGTCCCCAGCTTGCCGTGATGGATGACTTGATTTCGGATGAGGATGCCCGTTCCGCCACCGTCATCGCTGCGGTAGAGGATACGGTGTACAAGGCGGTGGAGTACGCCCTGCACCCGAAGAAGAACATGATGATCTGGTCAGGTACCCCCTTCAACGCCAAAGACCCCCTGTACAAGGCGGTCGAGTCCGGTGCCTGGGCGGTCAACGTGTTCCCTGTCTGTGAGAAGTTCCCCTGCTCCCGAGAGGAGTTCCGTGGCTCGTGGCCCGATCGCTTCACCTACGACTACGTGCAGATGCAGTACGAGAAGGCGGTGAAGCTCGGCAAGGTGGAAACCTTCAACCAGGAGCTGATGCTGCGGATCATGTCGGATGAAGACCGCTTGATCATGGACCATGACATTGCGTGGTACCTGATCGACGGGGTACTCCGTCATCGTGCCCGATACAATTTCTATATCACCACCGACTTTGCCACCAGTGAGAAGCAGAAGTCAGACTTCTCGGTCATCAGCGTCTGGGCCTACAACAGCAATGGGGACTGGTTCTGGGTGGATGGGGTGTGTAAGCGGCAGGGGATGGACAAGAACATTGATGACCTGTTCCGGCTGGCGCAGGTGTACCGCCCCCAGCAGGTGGGTATCGAAGTCTCCGGGCAACAGGCCGGCTTCATTCCCTGGATTCAGAAGGAGATGATGGAGCGGAACATCTGGTTCCCGCTGGCCAGCGAAGGCAATGACCACAAACCTGGTATCCGCCCCAACACCAACAAGCTCGTACGCTTCAACGTTGTCGTTCCCTGGTTCAAGGCCCGCAAGATCTTCTTCCCGACGGAGAAGAAACACACCGCTGAACTCCGTGAAGCCATGGATGAGCTGGAGCTGGCCTCGCCTGGCGGGTTCCGGTCGAAGCATGACGACTTCATCGACACCATTTCCATGTTGGCCTCTCTGACGCCGTGGAAGCCGTCTGAGGACAGCACCATGACAGCCCGCTCGGATGGCATGTGGGAGATGGATGATGAGGAAGAAGAGTACGGACGCCTGGGTTCTTATATAGTTTAGGAGGTCACATGACCCTACAAGAAGTGTTCGATCACCTTACCTATGGTGAACTGAGTCAGCTGGCCATTGGCGGTGGGGAGGATAACGGGATCACCCCGGAAAACCAGCATCGCATGGTCAGCCATATCAATCTGGGCCTGACGGCACTACACAAGCGCTTCTTTCTGCGCCGGGGAGAGGCCCAGGTGTACGTCAGTCCCGGCATGACCACCTACACCCTGTCCAATTCGGACCTGTTCAAGGTGGAGCAGGTGTTCATGGCTGACGGGACAGAGCTGGATGTAGGCGGCACCGGTGCCAACAGCGTCCTGATGGAGAGCTACAACGCCCTTCGGGTACCGCTGGAGGTACGCATGAAGGGGGAGCCCCTCACGGTCGTGTACCGGGCGGATCACCCCACCATTGATAAGCGGATGGCGGCACGGGAGCCGGAGCGAATCGAGATCAACCTGCCAGGCAGTCACCTGGAAGCGTTGCTGTACTTCGTGGCCAGTCGGATGTTCAACCCGGTGGGTGGCCATGTGGAGAGCCACGAGGGGAACAACTATGCCCGGAAGTACGAGATGGAGTGTCGCAACCTGGAGAACGGGGGAATGCAAATCACCGAGCACCAGGAGCAGACGAAATTTGAGCGTAATGGCTGGGTGTAGCATGAAAAAAGGCCCCGATTGGGGCCTTTCCCTTCTGCGTTACCTCCCGGTAAGTAAGAAGCTGCAGTCGTTTCGTTTCGCTGCGACGAGATAGTGGGCCAGGTACAGCCCGATCACCTCCTTAGTTGGAATCTACAATTACCCAATCTTCTGAAAGCATATCTGTCTGAGAAGCGAGCCAACCAGGCAGCCACGCACGTCGACCCTCACTATTGGTTGTCCATATTGCTATGTAGGGAAGTGTTTCGAGTGGCGTATCCTTGCCTATCCACTTTGCAGTACGGTCATTAACCTTTCGCTCGGTGCCTTGGGTGTTGTAAGGCGGTAACGACATGCCAGACATAAGCACAATCCACATGCCCTTACCATTCCAGCCTGTACGAGCTACACGTTTACCTTCTTTGAGTGCTTCAAGAGCTTGACCGAAAGTGAGTTGAGTCATTCGCCTGTACTCCCGATGCCGCCTTCGCCGCGTTCTGTCTCATCCAGGTTATCGACCACGTTAATCTCGACCTCAGCCACGGGGACAATCAGCATTTGCAGGACACGGGCACCTGCTGTCCAGGAGAACTGCTCCCCAGACTTGGTGTTATTAACCCGGCATCCAAATAGCTATGCTATAATACCGGCATGAACAGAGAAGATGCTCGCACACTCCATCCCGCCGCTCAGGAAGAAAAGCGAAAACTTGCGGTTCGCCTTTCCAAGCGTGGGATGAAGAACAAAGAGATCGCCAAGGAGG